GTTCATTACAAATTCTTACCCGGTCTTGGTTTCTATGGCTTTGGTCTTATTCACATGTTGGGTGGTCTTACACGAACTGCAACTGCTGCTCTTCGTCAATTGCTTGATTCAGGAACATTGTCAAATTTACCTGCTGGGTTCAAGTCTCGTGGTTTCAGAATAAGAGACGATGATCAACCTATACAACCAGGAGAGTTTAGAGATGTTGATGCGCCTAACGGAATATTAAGAGATTCATTATTACCTCTTCCTTACAAGGAGCCTTCTGCAACACTATTTAATCTTTTAGGATTCTGCGTCGATGCAGGTCGAAGATTTGCCTCCATAGCAGACATGAAAATAGCAGAGGGTGGTTCTACAGAAATGCCTGTTGGCACAACCATGGCACTATTAGAGCGTGGCACCAAAGTCATGTCAGCGATTCATAAAAGATTACATTATGCTCAAAGAATAGAATTTAAATTATTATCGAAAGTTTTTGCAACTTACTTACCACCTATGTATCCATACAATGTTGCAGGTGGAGACGCTTTTGTCAAAGCAATGGACTTTGATCAAAAAGTTGATGTCTTACCTGTTTCAGATCCAAATATTTTTTCAGTTTCACAAAGGGTAACGATGGCACAAATGCAGTTACAATTAGCTCAAAGTAAACCTGAGATACATAACATTTATGAAGCGTATCGAAGAATGTATGAGGCTTTAGGCGTTCAACAGATTGAAAATATATTACCAGTGCCTGGTCAACCAATGCCAGAGGATCCTGGTGTAGAAAATGCGAAGGCACTGAAAGGAGCACAGCTACAAGCTTTCATTCAACAAAATCATGACGCTCACATTGAGGCACATAGATCTTTCGCCTCATCTGTTTTAGTTAAATCACAGGTAGCGATCCTTGCAATATTACAAGGTCATGTGTCAGAACATATTGCACTTGCTGCAAGAGCTCAGATACAAGCAGTTGTTCAACAACAGTTGATGCAAATTGCACAACAAATGGGTGGTCAGGTCCCACCACAAATATTACAACAAATTCAAAATGAAGCTGAAAATCAAATTGCACAAATTATTGCAGTGTTAACAAACAAAATGGTGCAAGAGGAACAAGAAGGATTAACGCAACAAGGTCAAGACCCTATTGTTGAACTTAAAAATAAAGAACTTGAGCTTCGCGGTGCAGAAATACAGCGTAAAGCACAAGAGTCAATGATGCAATTTCAGTTAGATCAAGAAAAATTAAAACAAGATAGAGACTTGACAGAAAAAAAGATACAATCGAGCGAAGACATGACTGAATACAGGCAAAAAATGGCAATAACACGTGATCAATTAAAGAGGAGACAAGGGTAATGGTACAACAAAAGCTCACAAGACAACAAATTCAACAGCTACAACAGCTTGTAAAGAAACAAAGTCGTAAAAGAAGGCTTACACCTGCTAATTACATGAGCACTTTGATGAAAAATGTCGTACAAATGAGGGCAAATGGGGGAAAAATGTCCGTTGAGAAAGCTTTTAAAGAACTTAAAGACAATCCACCTAAAATTTTAAAGAAAACAGCAAAAAAACATGGCAAAAAAAGAGCACAAAAACAAAAAGTTGCAATCGCCCTCTCCAAAGCAGGAAAAACTCGTCCCAAAAGGACTTAAACATCAATTAAAGGCGATTACACCGGAGCAAATGGAGGATTTGCAGACTGTTATTCGTGATCAAACTAACAATAGCCTTCAATACATCACAGAAGAGTTCGATCCGCTGATCGTTGCTAGTGCATACCTGTCAATAGTCCGACAACTTTACATGTTGTACTTGAACAAAGATGAAGCTGATGCATTATTCGAGTGGGCAAAGATGAACATGGACCCAAACTTTAAAAGGGGAGACTTGCATTAAGATAAAAATAATGTAATTTTTTTACATGGCAGATAATTTAAAAAAACTTGGCGGATCAGGAATGCAATCAATGATTCTTGACGCTCTTAAAAGATCATTAGACAACAAAACTTTACCAAAACCTGCTTACGATAGAGCAGTTAGAGCAATCATGGGTGGCTCAGAGGATATGTCACAAGCCAAACAGATGAAACTTCTCAAAGACGGTGGACTCTCAGAGGCCACTGCTAAACTAAAAGCACAGGGTTTAAAAAAAGGTAAGCAAGTAAAAAAGAAGAAAAAGAAAAGTTTTCCAGATTTAAATAAAGACGGCAAAGTAACAATGAAGGATATTCTCATTGGTCGTGGTGTCATTAAAAAAGCTAAAGTAGGAATGCAAATGAAGGGCACAAGTCCTTTGATTAAAAAGAAAAAGTAATGGCAGTACAACAAGAATCAAAAAAACAAGCACAGAAAGAAGCTACTGATATAGCCAGAGAACAATCTATAAAAAATATACTTAAAACCATAAAATTAGCAGAAGAGTTTCAGAAAGCGCTTGAAGATGACATAGATGACTCAGCTGTAGATAAAAGTTTAAAAACTTTTGAATTAGATTCTAGATTTCCTGTTAAAAAAAAATCAGGGGGACAGATTAAATGCGGCGTTCAAATGAAGGGCACAAGTCCTTTGATTAAAAAGAAAAAGTAATGGCTAGACCAGGTTTATACGCAAATATACATGCTAAAAGAAAGCGTGGTGGTAAGATGCGTAAGAAAGGTGCCAAGGGTGCACCTACTGCAGCTAACTTTAGAAGAGCTGCTCAAACAGTTAGGAAGGGGAAAAAGTAATGGACAAAGCTACAGATAATAATACTGTTATTGACGGTAAAAAAGTTCCTTACAAGTCACCTGTGGTTGACCCTGCAAAGTCTAAGACTCAAGGTCAAAAAGCAGTGCAAGTAAAGAAGAAACCATTTAAAGGAGTATTCTAATGGAAATGATTAAATCCCTAAAAACTAAATGGGACAACTTAAATAAAAAAGGAAAGATGTTAGTTGGTGGAGCAGCTGTTGTTGTTATCTACTTAATAGTCATTAATGTTTAATCTTTTAGTAGGTCCCCTCTCAAACTTAGTCGGTAATGCGGTCAAAGGTTTTGTTGAAACTAAAAAGGCAAAAGCTGAATTAGCATTAACGGAAATAAAAGCACAGAAGTCTCTCAAAGAACAGCAGATTGCCGGAAAAATTGGTTGGGAGGCTTCTGCTGTCGATCAAATGAAAGGCAGCTGGAAAGACGAGCTAATTTTAATATGCCTGTTGGTTCCGGCGGTGGCAGTCTTCATACCCGGATGGACACCACATATCAAAGCTGGATTTGAAGCCCTACACTCACTCCCTGATTATTACAAGCATCTCTTATATATCGCCTGTAGTGCGAGCTTCGGTATCAAGGGAGCAAAAGGTGCGATGGGCCTTATCACTAAAAAGAAATAGTGGATATATTTCAATTATTCACTACCTTCAAAAAACAAATTGAAGAACGAGAAGCAGATTTATTGGAGATGTTAACCTCTGGTGTAAAGGACTGGGACGAATATAAATATTTGACAGGCAAGCTAGAAGCACTAAGATCAACAAAATCAGAAATGCAAGAAACAATGAAGAGGTTCGAAGAAAATGAGTAAACTAATATTACCTGATTATTTAGCTAAAAAAGAAGAGAAAGCTAAAGAAATGACAGACATGCAAAAGCTTCCAAAGCCAACTGGTTGGCGCATGTTAATCATGCCACACACTGGTGTGAGAAAAACAAAGGGAGGTGTGCATCTTACAGACAAGGCTCAAGAAGAAATTCAACTTACAACTAATGTAGGATTAGTCTTGAAAATTGGTCCAGATGCATATAAAGATAAAGAAAGGTTTCCTGAAGGCCCTTGGTGCAAAGAAAAAGATTGGGTTCTTTTTGCTAAGTACGCAGGCTCAAGGATTAAAATAGATGGTGGGGAGTTAAGACTTTTGAACGATGATGAGGTCTTAGCAGTGATTGATGATCCGGAAGACATATTACATGCAACATATAAATAGACTCATGGAGGTCATGGCCCATGCCGGAAAAAATGGTAGATATAGATACATCAGGCAATCCTGTTGATGTAGATATAAAAGAAGAACAGAAGCAAGACGAAGTCGAAGTTCAAGAACAAGAACAGGATACTTCCGTTCGTGAGGTAAAAGCCGAGCAAAAGGAAGAACAATCAAACGAAGAAGATCTTAACGAATATTCTGATAGCGTAAAAAAACGTATTGATAAGTTGACTGCTAAAATGCGGGAGGCTGAAAGACGTGAAAAAGCTGCCATTGAATATGCAGATGGAATCAAAAAACAATACACAGATCTAGATAAAAAATATAAAGATTTAGACACTGGTTATTTAAACGAATTTAAAAACAGAGTAGAAATTTCAAAGGCAGCTTTACAAGATAGATATCAAAAAGCTGTTGCTGATAATGATGTTAAGGCTCAGGTTGAAGCACAAGAAGAGCTTACTAAGTTAACAATAGATGCAGAGCGTCTAAGGGCAAGTGAAGCTAGAAATAGTGCAAAAGCAGAAGAAGGGACAGAGGTTAAAACACCAGATGCTCCTAAAGCTCCTGCAGCTCCACCTGATCCACGTGCAGAAAAATGGGCTAATGATAATACATGGTTTGGTAATGATGAGGCCATGACTTACACAGCCATATCAATTCACAAAAAACTTGTGGGACAAGAAGGATTTGACCCGAAGTCAGAAGAATACTATAGTGAC